ACTTTGTTAAAACCTTGGAAAAAAGATGAAATAAAACAAGACCATGGCAAACAATTACTCGGAATGATTTACAAGTTTGATGACTTTACTATTTACCCCGACAATGTTGAATATACTCCAGTGCTTAACAACTGTTATAATCTTTACGCTAAATTTTCGCATAAATTCGTTATTGATGAGGTCAACACAAATGATATACCTGTTACCTTGGGATTGATTAATCACATATTTGGTGAACAATGGGAGCTTGGTTTGAAGTATATGAAAATACTTTACGAATATCCGCGCCAAATATTGCCAGTATTAGCACTTGTTTCTACCGAACGCGAAACGGGTAAAACAACTTTCTTAAATTGGATTCAAATGTTGTTTGGAGAAAATACTACCTTAATCAATCCAAGTGACCTTACAAGTAACTTTAATGATGCTTACGCGACAAAAAACATTATTATGATTGATGAAACAACCATCGATAAACAACACGCAATCGAAAAGTTAAAATCAATAGCAACTGCCAAAACAATGTCGGTATCTCAAAAGTTTGTTAGTCATTATAGTGTGCCATTTTTTGGCAAAGTTATTTTTTGCACCAACAAAGAATCTGACTTTATGCGAATTGATGAAGAGGAAATCCGCTTTTGGGTGCGCAAAATTAAACTTATTAAAGGCGCAAAGAACACCAATATTGAAACCGATTTGTTTAATGAGATACCAAAGTTTCTTAAATATCTTATACAACTTCCTGCAATAAACTTTAGCAAATCGCGTATGGTTTTTACCAAAGATGAAATACAAACCGAATCTTTACACGCTGTAATGGAGGAAAGCAAATCAACATTGAGAAAAGAAATAGAAATGAATTTTGAGGATTTCTTTATGAATAATGATGGCATAGAATTTATTGAAGTAACTGCAAGGGATGTTAAGGAAAAATGGTTTAATACTAATAATCAAATTACAATGTCTTATATTCGTAAAGTTATAAATGATGAAATGAAAATCGAATGTTTAAAAACTAAAAAGTATAAAGGATTTCCAAATGAGAACTATCCAAAAGTGAGCAAAACTGGACTTCCTTTTCTATTTAAAAATCCGTATCATATTAAAAATAAAGTAGTTAATAAACAAAACGATTCAGTTGATGACCCTAATGAAGAGATGCCAAGGTTTGCGTAGTAATATTACTAAAATTACTAATTACTATTTAATCCGCTGAAAATCAACAAAGTAATAAATATCGGTAATAATTCAAAAGCTATGGCAAAAACATATCAAAAACAAAAAACGTATAAATGTTGTATTTCTCTATTACTTTATTACTTTTTAATAATAATAATAATATAGAGCAATGGTAGTAAGGTATACGCTTGGTAATTTTTTGGTAATTTTTAAGTAATTAATAAGTAATAGTAATCAATATGAAAATCTACACAATCCCCGAATTCGAACTATATTACCACAACCAATACAAACGGTCTAACATGGCCCAAGCGTTTTGGAACACATTACCGATTGAACGATTCAACTTAAACAAAAAGAAAGTCGTTAAGAAACGAAAAGCGGAGCTTACGACAAACCATTTGGACTTGCCAGTAAACAATGTTATCCAACCGAAAGAAACCAAAGATGCTTTTAACACTAATAAGTTTACTGACCTAATCATTGCTTACTTAAAGGCAGTACATAGCTGCAATAGTGCAAGGCGCATAAGTAGTGAGGGTAGATATCGAAAAGGCATTGGTTACATTGCAGGGCTTAACAAAGGTATGGAAGATATACAATGTATATTGAGAGGCCGATTATTTGCCATAGAGGTAAAATCCCCAACGGATAAGATAAGCGAAGCACAACTAAAACGCAAAGCAGCAATTGAAGCCGATGGAGGTAATTACATTGTAGCTACATCGTTTGAGCAGATGCAAACGGAAATACTAAACTTATTAAAATAATTCTTATCTTTGTGCTATGAAAGTTTTATGGCATAGTGCGTTAAATTGCGATAAATATGGCAATAGGTAAAAAATCGGGTGGCGGTAGTCGAAAGGGCAGCCCCAACAAACTGACCAAATCAGTTAAAGAAGCGTTTGAAATAGCGTTTAATGAATTACAGGAAGACAAAGAAGCTAAACTTACTAACTGGGCAAAGGAGAACCCAACAGAGTTTTACAAGTTAGCTGCTAAACTTATTCCAACATCGGTTAATGCTGATTTGACAAGCAAAGGTGAAGCGGTTAAATTGTGGCAGGTAGAATATGTTGATAAAGACAAATAAAGTCTATAAAAGCGCGTTTGAAAGCAAACATCGCTATTTAGTGCTTAAGGGAGGCGCAGGATCGGGCAAATCCATAGCAGCAGTTCAAAAGATAATCCTGCGAATCACAACCGAGCAAGGGCATCGAATTCTTTGCATTAGAAAGGTAGCAACCACCATTCGTAATAGTGTGTATCAATTGTTTGTCGATAAACTATTAGAATACGATATATTCAGCGAATTCACTATTAATAAAAGTGAGATGCGCTTCACACACAATCCAACAGGTAATGAAATACTTTGCGCTGGTATGGATGACCCCGAAAAAATTAAATCAATTGCCGGTATAACATCTGTTTGGTGCGAGGAAGCAACCGAGTTGGATGAATTAGATTTTAATCAGTTGGAGTTAAGGGTGCGAGGCGAAACAAACAACTATAAACAGTTTATTATCACATTCAACCCGATAAGTGAGCAGCACTGGATAAAGCGCAGATTCTTTGATGAACCCGATGCCGAAACCATGTTGATGAATACAACGTATAAAGACAATTCGTTTTTAGATGCCGATTACATCCATCATTTAACCGAAAGAGTAAAAGCTAACCCAAACCTGCACAAAGTTTATGTGCTTGGCGAATGGGGCAAAGTTGATTTCGGTGGCGAATTTCTTAAAAGTTGGAGTACAATTAAACACACTGGCATTGTAACTTATGACCCATCGTTAGCAGTTTGGCTTTCGTTTGATGAAAACGTAAACCCTTATTTCCCTTGCGGCATCTTTCAAATTAGTGATGAAAACGAAATAAGATTGATTGATTGCATTGCGTTAAAGAACCCAGATAACACCACCAAAGCAATGGGCAGGGCAATAATGCAACGGTTAAGACATTGGAAGCACAACGGCCATGTTTATGTTTGTGGGGATAGCACATCGCAAAAGGATGACGTTAAGCAAGAAAAGGGATTCGACTTGTTTCGCTTACTAATTAACGAATTAGATGAAGTTAAACCAATAAGGCGCGTGGCTAAATCAAACCCTAATGTGCGACCAAGTGCCGATTTCTTTAATGCTATTTTAGGCTACAATGAGCAAGGCATTAGTTTTATAGCTGATGAAAGTTGCCGCGTGGCAATATTAGATTTTGAAAATACAAAGGAGGATAAAAACGGCAAGGTAGATAAGCGCACAGTAACCGATCCTGTCACAAAAGTAAGTTACCAGCCATTTGGCCACATTGTTGACTTAACACGTTATTTAATCACATCAGTATTCGCCTCACAATATGCAAGGTTTCAAACAGGAATTATCAAACCGCTTGTTGTTGTTGGTCGTGATGCTGAATATAAATCAGCAAGTAGATTTTAGTTACATTTTAAGCATTTATCAAATTTTTTATTATTATTTTGCACTATGGCACGATTCTTAAAAACCTCCGACTATCTTTCAATTATTCAAACGGTTGACCTCAATCAGATAACCGAGAACACCCCGCAAAATTTGTACGATAGCGAGGTTAAGGCCATAAGTAGAATGAGGACAAAATTAGTCCAAAGATATATGGTTGACATTGAATTAGGCACAATGGATGCCTATTCAGCAGCAACACATTACCGCACACGCGATAGAGTTATATTAGGCGAAGTAATTACACACGTTAATGACTTTAGCAGATGGGATAATAAAACCGAATACGTTATAGGCAACATTGTAACCGATGACAATGGCTATGTTTACACAGCAATCGCAGCAAGCACAAACCAACCATTGACATTGACTGCATATTGGTCTAAAATGATTAACATTGCAACAAGCAACGCAACCTATTGGACTGTTGGCGATAACAGATACCCAATGTTCGTGGAGCTTGCAATGGATATGACATTGTATAACCTACACGCAAGGATTAACCCGCGTAACATACCCGATTTGAGAATAGAACGCAATAGAGAAGCACTTGACCAATTAGACAGATGGGCAAGCGGCACAGATACGGCAGAGGTGTTAAACATCAATTCAACCGATAGCACTGGATATTCGATTAGATATGGTAATAGTTTAGACAAACAAGATAATTTCTTTAAATAATGGCTTGGTACGATATATTTAACTTTAACAAACCACAACCGCAGAAAGCTAACATTCGTAAGACTATTGACTTTGAGCAGCAGTTACAACGTGTTAGACAAGATGCGACAAAGTTTAACATTGCGTTACAAGCGGCTGAATCACCGATGTACCCAAATAGATTTTTGTTGATGCAAACCTATCAACAGATTGTGTTAGATGGGCAGGTGCAATCGGCAATGTTGCAACGTAAATCAAAGATATTAAGCAAGAAGTTTATGGTTTATGGTCCGGATGGCGAATGTGATGAAGCTAAAACTGCATTGTTTAACCAAAAGTGGTTTTATGACTTTCAAAGTTTATCATTAGATTCAATATTTTGGGGCTTTAGTTGTGTGCAATTTGGCGCAATAATAAACGATAAGTATTCAAGTGTTGAATTAATCCCGCGTATTTATGTTGTGCCTGAATTTAGCCTTGTTAGAACAAACACTGCAACCGTAACAGAGGGCAAACATTTCGATGTGTCACCATATAACAACTGGTGTATAGGTGTAGGTGAGAAGAAAGATTTAGGATTAATGATGTATTTAGCGCCATACGTTATTTGGAAGAAAAACGCAATGGCAGCATGGGCCGAGTTTGCGGAGGTGTTTGGCAGTCCGATACGTGTTGGCAAAACAGATGTGCGCGATGAATTGACACGCAAAAACATGGAAAATATGCTGCGCAATATGGGTGTAGCTTCTTGGGCGGTGTTGGATTTAAACGATAACATCGAATTGATGCAAGCAAGCAGAACAGATGCTTATGCAGTGTTTGATAAGATGGTAGAGCGTTGCAATTCAGAAATAAGTAAGATTATTTTAGGGCAAACAGGCACAACCGATGAAAAGAGTTATAGTGGTTCGGCTAATGTTCATGAGAGTGTTGCTGCTATGATTGCAAAGCAAGACACGTTAAAAATGCAGTTTATCATTGAAGACCAGTTAGTGCCGATGATGATTCGCAATGGTTTTGACTTGGCAGGTTGCACATTTAAATATGATGACAGCGAGAATTTGCCATTGATGGAGCAAGCAAAGATTGATGCTTCATTTATGCCGTACGTAAAGTTTGAACACGAATATTTAGAGCATAAATACGGCATCGAGTTAATGGATGAAATGGGTATGGTAGAAGAAGAAGAAGTAATCGAAAACGAAGAAGAATTAACCAACATTGCAAAACGATTAAGAAACATTTATAGTTAGATGTGCGGCTACTGCGACATATTGAATATTGATAAGGAGGTTGACCCACCAACACCATTTGATGAAAACGATTTCAATCGTATGTCGAATGATGTTTGGATTGGTGCGATTAATAACCAAGTGTTGCCGGAGGGAATTTATTTAAAGACCGCAAAATATTTAAGAGATGGCATTGATTTGGCACCAGTAGTTGATGAAATATTAGTTGCCGATTTGACCAATAACATCTACATATTTAGTGGTGCGAAAACATACCAATCAACACGCACAATGACTGCGATGTTAGCAGACCCCGAATTGAAATCGAACTTCTACAAGTTTAAAGAAGCAGTGCGACCTTACTATGATATAATGTATCAAGATTACTTACAGGCAGAATATCAAACTGCTAAAGCTTCAGCACGTATGGCCTCCGATTGGAAGCGTATAGAAGCAGATGCCGATGTGTTGCCATTATTGCAATATCAAACTATTGGAGATGGCAGAGTAAGACCAACACACGCGGCATTAGACAATATAATTCGCTCAATCAGCGATCCCTTTTGGAAACAATACTACCCCCCGAATGGGTGGCGTTGTCGTTGTACCGTAATACAACTATCAGAGGGGGAAGAAACTGATTTGAGCAAGTTTACACCGCCCGAAGATGTGCCGCCATTGTTTCGTATGAACGCTGGTATTGATGGCTATGTGTTTAAAGAAAAGGGCAAAGATAAACACCCTTATTTTGACATTGCAAAGGGCGATAAAGAAATGGCAAAAAAGAATTGGAATTTACCTATACCAACATAATGGCAAAGAGCAATAAATTCGATTTAAAACAGGTAGAAAAGAAAGCGCGCAAAGCGATGGAAGCGGCTATTGTAGATGTTGGTAACACTGCTAAAGTGTTCTTTGTTGATTCGTTTAGGAAGCAAGGGTGGGATGACAAGAATGTGCAGAAGTGGAAACCGAGAAAGCGCACAACGTATAAAACTAAAGGCGGTAAAACAGTTGATGATACAACACGCGCAATATTAGTAAAGACTGGAGATTTAAGGCGGTCAATCATACGTAATCCTGCAAACAGAGCCGCGTTAACTATTAAGATTTCAACTGATTTGGTTTATGCTGCGCGACATAACAATGGTTTAAAAAATATGCCCAAAAGACAATTTATGGGCGATTCTTACAACTTGAATGAGAAAGTAAAAGCAGTTATTGTTAAACGATTAGATAAAGTATTTACATAATGCAATTAGCAATATATAATCAATTAAAGGCACGAATTGAAACACTTCAATCATTGAAGTATGTTGCACTATGGAACAACCAATTTGAGCGCGAGGATATTAACATTCCATTTAATTATCCTTGCTGCTTTATTGAGTTTCCATCTGCCGACTACATTGAGAATTTACAAGGGCAACAACAAGGCACAATGTCAATAGCTTTGCATTTAGGTTTTGAAAGCTATAAGACAGAAGACACCGATATATTGCAACTAAAACAAGACTTAAATGCTTTGATACATGGTTGGTCAACACCTTATAACAGTAGATTCTTGCGCAGAAGTGAAATTCAATCGGCAGACCATACGAACATACAGGAGTTTATCATTACTTACACAATGCAAGGCTTCGATTATTCAGCAATGTACGCGCCAACAATAGAAGCAAATATTACAACATTGATTACCAACAACAGCCCACAAATGGAAGACGATGTTATTCGCAGCGGTGACATACCTGAAGCCGTAGCGTTGGCAAGTGAATTAGGTTACGAATTATTAACAGAAAGCGGTTATAAACTAATAATACAACAATAAAATGGCAGAGCAAAAAATATCCGAGTTACCAATAGCAACGGCACTAACAGGCGCAGAGAAAGTAATAGTAAACCAAAACGCACAGACATCGTTAACTGATGTTAATGCCGTTGCGGCCTATACACTTGCAGGTGGTTTGCCTACAAAATTCGCAAAGGTAACTATTACATCTGCGCAATTGTTGCAGTCATTCACTACACCTATTACATTAGTTGCTGCGCAAGGTGCAGGCAAAGTAATAATACCATTTACTGTATTATTGCGTTATCGTTTTGGCACTATTGAATATGCAACAAACTTAAATATCACACTATCACCAAACAGTTCACTATACCAAGTAAACTACAATAGTGCAATATCTGGAAACCAAGACAAGTATAGCAGCCGAAGCATAACACCAACAGTCACGTTGGCAGGATCGGTTGTTGACAATTTACCTTTGACAATTGGTGCGCAAATCGGCAACCCAACGGCTGGCGATGGGCAATTAGATGTGTATGTTTCTTACTACGTTTTAACACTATAATAATG